GAATTATCTTCTAAGCTTGGAGCTAAGGAAGAATCTATTCGTGAGCAAATGATGCAAGAGATTCAAGAAAAGGCTTTTGAAAACAGACCGGCATCTAAGGGTGAGTATATACTGCCTGATATTATTGATGAAGACAGCTCTGTTGATAATGATCTTCTTGATTGGTGGTCTACTCACGCGTTTGAAAGCGGCATGAGCCAAGATGAGTTTCAAGAAGGCATTGAGATGTATGCCAAAGCATTTGGTGATGGGCCAGATCTTGAGGCTGAAGCTGAAAGACTTGGTGACAATGCCAATCAGCGCATTGAAGCTGCCTCTTTATTTGCTAATCAATTCTTTCCTACAGATGCACTGCCAGCAATTGAGCGCATGTGTGAAACAGCAGACGGTATTATTGCCCTTGAGGCGATAATGGAAGCGACTAGAGATCCGTCACCAACAACAGACGCGCAGCCATCATCTCAGATAACACAGCAAAGCTTAGAGGAAATGATGAAAGATGAGCGCTATTGGAATGCATCAAAGCGTGATTCTCATTTTGTTAAGCAAGTAGATGAAGGCTTTAAGCGTCTGTATGGATGATGAGGTAAAAATATTAACAAGGGGCGACTATTACATGACGCCCCTTAAATCTTTTCATCGGGAAGAGTTTAAAGAAAATTTATCCGAAGAAAACAAACAAGAGATTGCTTTGTTGGGGTATACAGATCTTGATGAAGTCTTCAATGTTATAAGCAAAAATGCGCAAGCATACGTTGTACGGCGCACTGGCAAGCCACTTATATTTGTTGGCGGTATACTCTATAGCAATGGTGACACTGAGTTTCCTGAAATGTTTGCTTTATTCTCAGATAAGGTTAAGGATAACTTTAAGCTGTTAGCTAGGGGTTCAAAAATGCTGATGAGCTTCTTTGATCAAAGCGAAATGAATATGTCTATGACTGTTTTGGCTAAGAATGAGGCTATGGTTCAGTGGGCAACATGGCTTGGATTTGAAGCTATCGGGGTACAAACATCAAATAATCACGATTATGTTGAATTTGTACGTTGCAATTTTAGTAAAAAAAATGTTTCACATGAAACATCAAGGCCCGTAATGCACTGAGCAGCCCGTTAGGACACCTGCATTGAAGTGATAAGCGGACACCCACGATACCAAATGCAACCTTAAAAAGGACTTCTTGAAATGGCTAATACTATTGATCAAGCCTTCATCAAGCAGTTTGAATCCGATGTGCATATGGCGTATCAGCGTATGGGTTCCAAACTGCGTAATACTGTACGGACTGCCAATGTAACTGGTTCGACTGTACGTTTCCAAAAAATTGGAACCGCTGAAGCAAGCACTAAGTCACGCAACGGCAATGTAACTCCGATGGAATTGGCTCACACTACTGTTGAGGCAACTATGTCAGATTACTATGCAGCAGAATATCTTGATAAACTTGATGAGTTGAAGATCAACATCAATGAGCGTCAAGCTGTTGCACAATCAGCCGCAGCCGCACTTGGTCGCAAAACTGATAGCATTCTGATTACGGCAATGGACGCGGGTGCAAACTCAACTCAAATCCATGATACAAGTTCAGCTGTTGAAAAAGCAGACCTACTGTCTGTATTTGAAACATTTGGATCAGCAGATCTTCCAGAAGATGGACAGCGCTATATTGCTATGCATCCAAAGGGTTATGCTGACTTGTTTGCAATTACAGAGTTTGCTTCTTCTGACTTTGTTGGAGAGCAGAACTTGCCATACGCTGGCGGCATGACGATGAAAGAATTCTTGGGCTTCAAGATCTTTTCAACATCTGCTGTCGCTGCTGGTAAGAGCATGTGTTACCACACAACTGCGATTGGTTTGGGCATCAACTCTGATGTCTCAACTGAGATCAACTATGTTCCTGAGAAAGTTTCTCACCTTGCAACATCTATGATGTCTATGGGTTCTGTTGTTATTGATGACAACGGTATCTATGAACTCTTAGATAACAACACATAAGGGGTCTGAACATGGCTTATAATGCAGCAAATCTGACTCGCCTTGCTGGTGCGTCTAATGGCTCTCTCTGGTTCTACACTTCAGCGGATGCAATCGCTGCGGTAAATACTGCTGGCTACTTTAACGATGCGGCAAACATGCTTTCAGTTCGTGACGTAGTTATTTGTGTAGACACAAACACGCCAACAACACACTTTGTTAATGTGTTATCAAACACTGGCTCAGTTGTTGATGTTTCAGATGGCACTGTCATCGTTGAAACTGACGGCGATTAATAGGGGTGGGGGCATAAGCCCCCATACTTTTACATGGCAGTAACAAGTACTTCAGCAAACTCAGCGGTAGATGTATCAAGCCGCGCTCTTATCTTGATAGGTGCAGAGCCAATTACATCTTTTGATGATGGGAATAATGAAGCGCTTGTTGCTTCCAACATGTATGAAGATGTTGCTAGGTCTTCATTAGTAAACTGTAGGTGGCGCTTTGCGACCAATCAATCAGTTTTAAATAGATTATCAGATGCACCAACAGGACGTTATGACGCTGCCTATCAGCTTCCGTCCGACTCCTTAATGATTCACGCGGTTACAATTAACGATAGCCCAATTGAATATCAGACCTATGGTAATAAAGTTTTTTGTGACGCTACGTCAAACGAAACATTAATACTTGACTACACATTTAGGGCTGAAGAGGTCGATTGGCCTTCATATTTTGTAATGGCAGTAGAGTATGAGCTTGCTGCTGTGTTTGCTGTAGCACTTGCGCGAGATGCCAATTTGTCATCCTTAATGGAGCAAAAAGGTCAGATGGCTATGATTAAAGCTAGAAATCTAGACGCTCAGCAACAGACAACAAGAAAGCTTTTGACAACACGTTTTGTTTCGCAAAGGCGTAGCTAATGCAAAAAGTAAGAGTGCCCATAACTAACTTCCAATTTGGTGAAGTTAGCCCATCGTTGTATTCAAGAACTGATACAGCTGTATATACAGCATCAGCGCAAAGAGTTGAGAACTTTTTCTTACGCGCTGAGGGGGGTGTTATTAAGCGCGCTGGTTTGCAAAACATCTACGCATTTGATACCACCTATGACGCTACAAAGGTACAGCAATCCCGTTTGCTTCCTTTTATTTTTTCTGATGATGAGCGTTACATTATATCTATGGAGCATCAAAAGCTTCGGATTTTTCAAATTAGCCCATCTACTGGTTCTGTTTCTTTAATTCAAACTATTACTCAAGACACAAGCGGAGCAACATTAAAGTTTACTGATACCTACATGCATGAGTTTACTTACGCTCAAGCTGGTGATGTTATGTTTGTTTGTCATCCTACGTTTATGCCGCAACAAATTGTGCGCACTGGATTAACTACGTTTCAAGTAGAAACGTTTGTCTTTGATTTAAAGTCAGACACTACTGAAATTTATCAGCCCTATTATAGCTTTCATCCGCTTGACGTTACATTAAATCCGGCGGCAACAACTGGATCTAATGTTGTGCTTGTAACAAGCAGTTCTTACTTTGACACAACAGGAAGTCAGTCGGGCGGTAACTACCCTAACTCTTTGCATGTTGGAGTTACTTTAAAATATAGAAATTCTGAAATAGAAATAACATCCGTACAGTCTACAACTACAGCTAAAGGCACTATTCAAGATAAGTTAGAAACGCACCTTCAGCCAAATGCTTTTAGGACAACTGAAGGCAATGCTGATGTTGAAGTTACATTTGTTAATCACGGCATGAAGGTAAACGATAGTATTGTTGTTTCTCACGCTGGATCTATTGGTGGCATAGCAAATAATCAACTCAATGGTTCAAGAACTGTAACATCTATTATCGATGATGATAAATTTATTTTTACTGCTGGCTCTAATGCCAATGAGTCTGTAGATGGCGGCGGTACACCTAAGATAGAAACTCATGCGCCTACTGCAATTTGGTCAGAGCAGTCTTACTCTGCACTTAGAGGATTTCCTTCTGCGGTTACATTTCATCAAAACAGATTAGTTTTTGCTGGAACGCTAGCACAGCCAGATAGCATTTGGTTTAGTAAGTCAGCCTCATACTACAATTTTAATTTGTATGAAGCGCGAGACAATGACTCTATTCACATCACTGCAAGCGTTGGTGAGGTAAACCAAATCCGTCACATTGTTTCTAACCGTGACTTACAAGTATTTACCAGCACATCAGAAATGTATGTTCCAGCTTTCACCAATCAGCCCCTAACGCCGACTAACGCACAGATAAGAAGGCAAACACCGTTTGGTGTAGATTTTGTTCGCCCTCAATCTCTTGATGGTGCAACGCTATTTGTTCAGAAGGGCGGTGCAATTGTAAGAGAGTATTTGTTTTCTGATGCTGAGGCCGCATATACGGCCGTACCAATATCCTCTTTGTCCTCACACCTAATCAAGACACCTGTTGAGATGAACACGCTCTACGGAGCCATAGATCGCTCTGAGAGCTATGTGTTTATTATTAATGCCGATGGCACAATGGCAGTGTTTAATTCCAATAGGGGCGAGCAACGCGCTGGCTGGGCTGAGTTTACAAGCCAAGGTAAATTTCATTCATGCATAACCGTAGATGACAGGGTGTTTGCTAATGTTGTTTTTGATACTGGTGCGGGAACTGAAAAAATTCACCTCTGCGAATTTAACTCTGTCTACAATACAGATTTGTCGGGAACATATAGTGGCACGGCTGGTGTCTTTGATGTGTCTGCCGATTTTGCCAACGGTGCTGTTCTTAATGTTATTAGCGGAAATAACTATGTTGGCGAGTTTACTGTTGCGTCTGGGAATATAGATGTTTCATCAATTGATAATACATTAACAAGCGTTGAGATTGGATATAAGTTCAACGTCAACCTTAAAACTAATCCAATAGATGTTCAGTCTGGTAGTGGCCCTGTTACTGGTAGGCCGCGCAGCCTTGGGAGCGTTATTGTTGATTTAAACACTACGTTATCAGCAAGCGTGAATGGAACCAATCTAGTAATTAGGCAAGTAACAGATGACTTGTCACAACAGTTATCGCCCTTTACTGGTAAAAAAGAATTTAGGTTAATGGGGTATAACCGTGACCCTCAAGTAGAGATTACGCAATCTGCACCATTATCTATGCAAGTAAATGGAATTATAGCGGAGCTTATTTTCTAATGTTTTTTCAAATTGCAGGGGCAGTTCTTGGCGCAGTAGGTCAAATGCAGCAAGCAAGAGCCGCTGCTACAGCTAGTGATCAACGTGCTCGTCAAATGAAGATTGACCGTGAGGTTGGCAAAATACAAGCAAGGCAACAGCAAACAGCAAGGCAAGAGCAGTACTTTGATGACCTTGCTGCCAATGAAGCTTACTTTGCATTCAACAGAGATGTTGGCGGTGACATGAGCGTAGAGGCTTTTCTTAATCGTGAGAAAGATCCAATGCGTCAGGACATATCTAGAATGGGATTTCAATCCTCAATGGAGGCAAGTAGTCGTGCAACTTCTGCTCTTGTAGAAAGTGAACGCGCTAAGAATAGCTTAGTGGCTGGTAGGCTTAATGCTATGACAACGCTTGCTTATGGTATCGCACAGGCGCAACGTACTGCTGCTAGTGCTAGCGGTGGAGGTAAGTTTTAATGGCTGTTATTAGAAGAACTGGACAAGTTTTAAATCAGCCTATTGGGGTTAAAACAAACTTTGATACTGGAGCCGCAGAAATTGGCAGGGCATTAGAGCGCACTGGTAATATAATTCGTGAGGAAGCATTTCGTGTTGCTTCTGACAAAGCTCAAAAAGCTGGAGAAGAAAGCGCACTGTCCGTTGCTGTTGCTGACTTTAAATCTATTGATCCTGTTACTGGAAAACCTGCCGCCCTTAAATCACCGGAGGGGTTTGGCTCTATAGCAAGGCAGTCATATGAAAAAATTGCAAATCAACGCTTTGCAAATATTATTGAACAAGACGTTAAAGCAAAAGCTAAAGAGCTTGCGGTTAAGTATGACCTTAATCCTGTGGCTTATAGAAAGAACTTTGATAATTACGTTACTGAGCTTGCTAAAAATTCAGAAGGTAGATACCGACAGTTTATTGTTGAGACTGGTGGCGTTTACGGTGAGCTTACAGAGCTTAATCTTAAAGACGCGCAAAGAACTAGATCTAGGCAAAATACTTATGAGCTAATTTTAAGGGACACTCAACGTTATCTTAATGACGCAGCAAGTATAGCTTCTTATAATATGAGCGGAGCTATAGCATTAAGAGATTCTGCTTTAGAAAACTTAGATAATGGTAGAGTTGCAGAGCTTCCAATTGGCGCTAATGATGTTTTTGAAGCTATGCAAAACTTTAATGGCGCTATAGCATCATCATATTTAATTCCTAAAATGAAAGACTTAACTCCGATTCAAAGAACTGAGTTAATTCAAGCCATAAGAACGCAAAGAAATGATTTAACTACAGATGAAACAGTGCGTAATTTAGCTTTTGATGTTCTTAGTCGTATGGATGATGATAACGGCGAAATAATATCTGGAGTATTAATTAGCGCCTCTAATAAAAGCTCTGTTATAGCACAGTTAAATGGCGCTGCGTCTGACTACGATCAAGTATTAAGATTGCAACAAGCTGCTGCAAAAGCGCAAGCATCTAGCTATGCAGAAAACTTTGAAGCAACATTTTTTGATTCTTTAGACGCGCAAGATGCTGGCCTTCTTAAAGGTGCTTATGATTCATTTTTTTCAGATGAAATGATTGCTGCGCCAAATGCTATGTCTGCGCCACAAGCAGTGCTGTCTAACGTCAACGCATCTATAGAATTTTACAACGACACAAAAAGAAGCATTGAAGCATCTGGAATGAGCGCTCCCAAGATGGAAGCAGCCAAAAAAGAGTTAAGGGAAACTCTTGTACGCCCCCTTATTGAAGTCGCAACATTAGATGGCAATCATGTTGAACTTAAAAACGCCTTAGCAAATGGAAACAAAACAGGATTAACAAGCAAACAAATAGCCATTGTTGATGGTTTGTACTCATCAGTGGGTGAAATGTTTGATAAAAATAATATGGGGTTTGCTAATACAATTATTACCAATGCTCAAAATAAACCCGCAGAAACAAAGCGCAAAGTAGAAGCTAAGGTTAATTTTGATAATGCTGTTGCTCAAGCCTCAAGAGAAATACAGTCTGGTGCTACCGATCAAGACCAGCTTGATTTATTAATTAGTGAAATTAATGCCAACACAGATTTAGGCATTGATGACAAGGCAAGGTATCAAACAGCACTACAGCTATCCGTAGCCAAAGGTATTTCTAATGGCATCATTGATTCTATGACGCCTAATCAAATTACGCAGTTTTCAAATTACATTACGCGGTCTGGTGCAGGGCCAACAAACTTGCTTACACCACAAATGGTAACGGCAGCTGACATTATAAACAACAATGTTACTGACGATACGCTTGGCAAAGTTGAGGCTCACATAAGAGAAATAAGAAAACCAATTGATAACAATTACACTCAGCAACAAAAAGATATTTCAAAGACAAGATCTGTTTTAAATGGAACAAGCGGTAATACAAAAGAGTCTGGTGCTCACGCAGACAAAATGATTTCTAGCATTCTTGATCCAAACTCAACTGATCCTACAGCTACAGTTATGTCATTTGTTACAAATGGCGGTGCTGCTGCGGCAGTGCAAACATCTGTTGGTATTGGCTTAAACTCAATAATTGCAAATGGAACAATGCCAAGGGGCATCAATCTTGCTATTAGCAAAATGTTTAATGGCTCTTTAAATGACCAAGAGGTTGTAAACACTGTTACATATTTAACATCATTAACGTCAAACATTGGTGAAGATGGATTTGAAAAAAACATTCTGCATGGATTAGTTGATGATAAAACTCTTGCACAAATATCTGGGATTGTTGCCTTAGCTCAAGTTACAGGCACAGAATCAATTCCAAATGTTTTAAGGACAATGACTCAAAGAACAGCTGTTGATGCACAGCTTTCAAATGATCGTCTTGGCGGTAGTGGCGTAAAGTTTATTTTAGACAGCGACCTTGAAGAAATAAAAGAAAATCCATCAGCTATAAATATGCTAGCGCCTTTAGCTGAGTTTTTGTCTGCATCAAATATGGTTGCAATTGATAATATACCAGAAATGCTTAATGATCATTATGAAAGAATATTCCAAGACACTGAGGGATATGTTGTCGATCCTAAGAGTCCAAACTTAATGAGGTCTACTGCTTCATTAAGAAAACATTTTCCAGAAGAAAAAGTTATGTCTGAGTTTTTGATGCATGTTGAAAATACACTTGCATCTGTTGGTGACTTTAGATTGATAAAGTCTACTGCAAGTCCCTCTGATCAAAGTAAAGAAACTAATGTTAGTCCATTTTTCCAAGGTATGATAACTCAACTTGGACGTTTAGAAAATGAAACAGTAGATCTTAAAAGCAGAGCCTTTTTGATTCCAATGCAAGAGGGCACACCAATGGGAACTATATGGATGGCAATGTCATATGATCCTATTACTGGATTTAATCCTATTCTAGTACAGCCTGAAGGTGAAGAAAGCAGTGAAGTCTTTAATCTTGTACCAGCTGCGTTTGCAAGCAATGAGCAATATATTTTAGATGCGCGTGAAAAAGTTGCTCAAGAAAGAATATCTGCCAGCCAGCCATCTCCAGAAGAAATAAGAGAATCGGAACAGCTAAGACAGTCTGGCGCAAGTGGCGCATTACAGATTGAAATAAATAAAGCTGAAAAGGCATTGGAACTTGAGTAGCGGAGTAAGAAATTGATTGATGTTACTAAGCCAAATGTTTCTAGGTTTTTGCCTCCAGAAGTAAAAGAAGAAGTTTCTTTTGCTGAAGTTGTTGGCGCACAATACTCTTATCAGTACGGCCCATTATTTAATGCGTTACGCAACACGCTTGATAAAGGCAATGTTTACGACAAAAACTACTCACCCTTAGATGATATAGAGGGATATGAGCTTTACGCCAAGGATCTACTACACGCTAGAAACTCAGATCACATGATTAATCTAAAGCAACAGATTGATCGTGGCATTCAGTCTAGAAAAACAATGGCTGATGCTGGTTTTGCTGCTAACTTTGGCGCTGGTTTCTTTGACCCTGCAAACATTATAGCACTGCCATTTGGTGGCCCTGCGCTTGGATTTGGTAAATCATTTCTTAGAGGTGCTGCTAGCGTTGGCGCATTACAAGTCGGCTTAGAGGCTGCTCGTTATCCGTTTGATCCCATTGCTACCGTTGGAGAGTCGGCTCTTAATGTTGCGGCTGCTACTGTCACTGGCGGTTTGTTTTCTACAGCATTAAGCGTTCCGTTAAATAGACGCGCTGCTGCTTACAAAAAAACAGTAGACCAAGTTAACAATGATTTAGAAAGCATAGAGTCATTAGAAACTTTAAGCGCAATGACGCCTGATGAAATTAACTTGGCTAGGCTTGACGATAGTAGAAAGAAATTTACTAACGTTTCTCAAGCAGAGCTTATTGCAACAAGGGATCAGGCTAAGAACGCTGCGTTTGGCATAGAGCAAATATTAAATAGCCCTGAAAAACTTCGTGAATATCTTTCAAAGATTTTGTCTGGAGATAATGTAATCCCATTAGGAACGGGCACATCAAAGACAACTATTACAATTGATGGCGTTTCAACAACAACTGTAAAAACTAAAGCAGATGTAGATCCAGACGAAGCAGATAGAGCAATAAATGCTTTGCGTAATAAGCTTGCAGAAAATCAAGGCATCTTCCAGAGTTCAAAACATGAGCTTGCTGTACGCCAACTTGATGAAGCAAAGGTTGGCGACCTTAAAGATCCATATGCAATAGCTGCTGGCGGCACTGGCCCCTTGTATATACCAACACCATTAAGGCGCGTGTTGCAGTCTGACTTTGTGCAAACAGGCAAAGAGGCTATGACGCGACTTGTAACAGATGGTGGCATTGCGCAGCGCTTGCATACTTTTGGAATTACTAAAGGCCCATCTGTGTATATGCGAGCTAAAATTATGGATGGTGAGTGGGTTCGTGGAAACACAGCTCTAATGGATATTTGGGGTCAACAAATAAAATCAGAAGCTAAAAAGGTTTTAGGTGTAGAAACTACTAGAATTAGAGTTGATCTTGAAAACAAAACTAATCGCGTTCTTGGCAGACAAGATCAATCGCGCATGTCTTATGAAGATTGGTTAACTGATATAAACAGAAAAAGAACACTTAAAGAAAAAGATCTGTCTGACAATGATGTTGCGGCTATTAAAGTTCTTGATGATTTCTTTGAGCGCTGGGGTACTAGGCTTGAAGATGTTGGCCTTATTGGTACAAAAAAAAACCTTCAGAAAAGAATAGATCGCATGGAAATTAAACTGCGTAAGGCAGAAGATGATCTAGCAAAACGAGCAGATATGAGGGGTGAGCGCGGTCAAAAAATAAGAGATCATTATGCTTCTGTTATTGCAGCTACTAAATCAAAACTTGATGAAGATCGCTTATCATTAGAAAACATTAAAGGTGCAGAAATTATGCCAGATGGTGAGGATTCATTCTTACCAAGGTACTTTAATAAAGCAGCTATTAGGGCGCGTAGAGAAGAATTTAAAGCAATTTTGTCTAAGTGGTATACTGACAACCCAAAGATATGGGTGGTTAAAGATGGCAAGCGCGTACAAGTTGAACTTTCTGGAGATGCTGATGAAATTTCAAAGCGCGTTGACGAAACCATAGCAAGAATACTTGGCGAAGTTGATGATGACAAAACCACTTATGGCATGGGTAAGTCTATGCACCTTAAACATAGAGAGTTAGATATTCCAAATGCGCTTGTTTGGGATTTTATTATGCAAAACCCATTAGCAATTATGAAAGCGTATACTCATAAAACGGCTGGTCGGTATCAGTTTGCAAAAGAATTTGGCAAAGATCTTGATGAGGTTTTAGAAGACATCAGATTTGATGCAATACTTGCTGGCAAAAGCGAAGCACAAATACAAGAGTTTACTAAAGACTTTGTGCATAGTTATGACCGCGTTGTTTCCTCTGTGCTTAAACGTGACCCCAATGATTGGGATCATCGCACAGCATATATTTTACGTGAGGCTGCACAGCTAAATTATCTTGGAAGTGCTGGTCTTTCAGCGATACCTGACTTTGGCAAGATTATTATGGAGCATGACATTGGTGATGTTATGAAAGGTCTTGGCGAAATTATGTCTAACAACCGCGTTAAGCTTAGCGCTGAAGAAGGGCAGCTTGCTGGTGAAATACTAGAAATGCTTCAGGGCAATGCTCACTTGCGTCAAGTTGATGACATTACAAACAATCCGTTGGAAACTGGTTTGTACGATCAAATGAAGAATGCATTTTATATGGCTAACTTGTTAGCTCCTATGACTGCGTTTGCAAAAACATTAGACAGTATGATTCGTGGTCACACTCTTATAGATATGTCTGTTAAGTTATCTAAGGGTGAAGCAACGCAACTTGAGGTAACTTATCTGGCCAAGTATGGCATTGACATTGATACCGCTAGACAGATTGCAGCTGCGCCTTGGGAAAAAACAGAAACAGGTTTTTACCTACCCAATACAAAAGACTGGGAAAATGCTTATGCGTTTCCAGAAACTAATGCTGACATTAGGTATGGGTACACTGGCAGAATGTCAGGCGACAGATACAAAGCAGCATTTTATGATAAAAAGGAAAACAGAATTTACTTTGATTCTGATTACATAAAGTCAAAGTTTATAGAAAAGCCTTGGACAAACCCAAGAGTAGAAGGTGTTAAAGCGTTTCCAGAAGATACTTTTGAAAGCGCTCAAGCATGGGCAAATTTTGTTCTCATGCATGAAATTATGCACACAAAGTTTAGACCGCAAGATTTAAAGCTAGGGTTACGCAAGGGCGTTGAGTATGACCCAGCAAACCCAAAGCACGTTGCAAAATACGAAAACAAAATAAACGAGCTTGCTCTCAAGGAGCATAAAAAACAGCCAAAGATGACTGAGGAAACGCTAGAGCGTTATCGCGCAGCATTATCCAGCGGCATTCTTAACACCATTATGATGGGAACCCCTGCTGATAAGCCCATTATTACAGATGGCGTTGCTTACATTCCTATGCGGATAGCAAGCAAATTTGGCATGGAAGAAGACGCTAGGATTAAAGGGTATGCTAGGGTTGAGAATGGTCTTCTTGGTTTACCCTTTCAGTTCTATAGCTATTCACTTGCGGCAGTAAACAAGGTTGCGGGATCTGCAATGCAAGGGCAAATGAAAGGTCGCGCTCTTGGTATGGCGGCATCATTTGGTTTAGGTTATGCGGCTGTAATGATTAAAACGCCTGATTGGGCGTGGCAAGATATGGATACTGAAGATAAGTTTGCTAGAGCATTTGACGCAAGCGGTATTTTACCACTGTACTCTGATATGTTTTACACTTCTATGCATACGTCATTAGCTCTTGGTGGCCCTAATATTACTGCTGGATTAATTGACCCTAAGTTTCCACAAGAAAAAAACTATCTTGATGCTGTGACTGGTGTGCTTGGTGCTGGTCCAAGTATTGCCCAAGATTATGGTGAAAGTTTTTATAAGTTTGCTAATGGTGATTATGGAGAAGGCTCTAAGCAGTTTCTTAGAACGTTGCCTTTTGCGCGATTATGGTTTTGGAAAGGCCAGATGAATGAACTTAGCAACACATTTACTAGATTCTAATTGTGCGTTGCAAAACAAATATAAGCTTGCTAGGCGACAGCAAAGGGGTTTGCCATGACAATTAACTTAGCCGATAACTCACCGCGAATATCTTATGCAGTTGCACAGGGCGCAACGCAAACAAGTTTCGCTGTACCATTTGAGTTTTTTGCAGATGCAGATCTTAACGTTTATGTTGACGGAACACTTAAAACATTAACAACTCATTACACAGTCTCAGGCGGTGATGGGTCGACAGGTACAGTGACCATTAGCGTGACAGGCGCAACGGGTGGCTCAACAGTAGTTATTACTAGGGACGTTGCCTTAGAAAGAACAAGTGACTTTCCTAGCTCTGGCCCATTTCAAATTGGTGCGCTTAACACTGAGCTTGATCGCTTAACAGCTATTGCAGCTGACCTTGACGATAAAGCTGGCCGAGCGTTGCAGCTTACAGATTTTGATGTAGCGGCTTCTTTAGTTCTTCCTACGGTTGATAATCGTAAAGGTAAAACTCTTGCGTTTAATGCATCTACTGGTGCTGTTGAAGCTGGCCCTAGTATCTCTGATGTACAAACTGTTTCTGCTGCTGCCGCTGACATTGCAACATTAGCTGACATTGAGGATGGCACTGATGCGACTGACGCAATACAAACTGTTGCTGGCATCTCATCGAATGTAACAACGGTTGCTGGTGTAAGCACAAACGTTACAACGGTAGCTGGCATTTCTTCTGATGTAACTTCCGTTGCTGGTGATGCAAGTGATATTGGAACTGTTGCTGCTAATATTGCTGACGTTAATACTGCTGCAACTAATATTACTGAAATTCAAAATGCTTCTACAAATGCTGCGACTGCAACGACAAAAGCAGCGGAGGCAGCAACATCTGCAAG